AAAAAAAATACATCCTTGTGAAACATTATATATCAATAAGTTACAATAAAAAATAAAAAATCAACGCAACACCAGTAATCACCAATATAAAATACAAAACTATTTATTGGGACACTAAAAAGACTTAAACGATAGCCATAATAAGACGGCCTAAAAACGAGGTCATTCCCGTCCCTATAGAAGATACTTTCAAAGCCAAGTTCATTATGCTTGTCTCCCAAGTATTTACTAATAACGCCATACATCTTCATCCTTTTATTTGGGAAATTGGTAGTAAGAATATTCCACAAACGGTCGGCCTCCGTGGTTAAAAAAAATTTTTTTACTCTAAATGTAGCGAAGTTATGGTCAGTTCTCCTTCCCCATTCATAATATTGTATTGTATTCATTATAAATTTCTTAAGTCTGTATCACAATATTTCCCATATACACACACAATAGCGGTGCTCCCCTGTTTACCATTAAAAATAGTATCCCCCGTATACCTTATGGCTCTTCCAACTGCCGTAAAAGTTACTGTATGACCGGCCACAGCTTTCCTAAACGAAAAGCAATCCAGATCATGCACCTGTTCACTAATAGTGATTGTGGACGTATCTTCAAGGAAAATCACCGCTCCATTATGCTCATGGGTGATAGTGATATTCCCGCTCATCTTATAATTCCGAGGGCTTGCGCTTATCTCAGGCACCCCTTCTATATCATCCAAGTTATGTTTATGCTCCTTTGGAGCATACTCGCTATGGGTATGTGTGCGATAGGCGTATTCGGGGTGGGTATGTCCAAGGAGGGCATAGCGGCCGTCAAGGCTTACGGTGAGCTGTTGACCATCGCTTCTTACGCCTGTGAGTACGCCTGTCTGTTCGTTGAAGTTGAGAGAGTTTAGCTTGATGTCAGCCAAGTTTTCAGGAAGGGTATCCTTGTCGGTAAATGGGGCTTGTAGGGCAGTTCCGTCGGCAAAGGTAAGGGTGATGATCTTATCCACATCGCCTGTTACGGTGAGATTTACTACCCGTTTTTTGGCGTTGGCCTGGTTGGTGCTCTTTTCATCATTCGTATAGTCATTGGAGGAGAGCCCCTTACCCGCCTCCTTATCTACCTTTGTCGCAAACAGCTCTTGGTGAGCTTGGCTATCGGTAAGGTGATTGCGCAACTGATCGGCTGAGGCAGTGCCTCGTATGGCATTTTCCAGACCATCTATGGTGTCCATGGGTATCTTTTCGGACTTGTGCCAGTAGCTGTCGAGCCACGCCCAGAACTGCTCTTGAGTGGGTTTTTTGAAGTTGGCGAACCAACGTTTGAGAGTGGATATAGGTGTTATCATAGTGCTTTATGGTAAATGGTTATAAGGTTTTAGAAGCCGACAAATCGTATGAATTTGACTATTCGGGAGGGTTGGATATTATTGATAGGCTGTTCTCCCCCGTTGAGAAGGACCTTTAACTGTGACCCATTATCTTTACCCCAATGAGGTAGGCTACTTCCTCCGCCCCATTGTCCTCCGTTCCTGTGCCAATCAGTTATGTTCCGTAGCCCTACGCCTAGTATTTCAAAACCGGATCCGTTTTGATACTCTAAGTCAAGTTTTAATTGGGGAAGGTGCCTGAGTTCTATATGTTCGGTTTTACGCCCCACTACCGTACCTATCGTATTGAATGAGGAATCGGTAGATTTATACCCTACCGGTACTACGCCCTGCATCTCTGTATGCTCCACCCAGCCTTCGGGAATTTCCGAGGCGGGGCGATCCCATATAGCCACCAACCCTATAGGTACCGTCTTTCTTACCCGCTCTTCGAGCTTTTCCAAGCGCTTGAGTAAGGAATTTTCCGCTACAAAAGATTGGGCTTCTATTTGTTGGTTGGTTAAGGGTCTTTTAAAATCTGCCCATAGGTGTCCGCTTGTGCTATTGCCGAAAGTAGCATAGCGGGTATATTCTACGGCCTTCTCTACACCATCCTTGAATATTCTCTTCTGTGTGCTCTCTACGATAATGACCTTTTCGGATATGGGAGCCCCTTTGAAAGGAAGTACCTCGCCATCAATATACACCACTCCGTCGGTGATGCTACGGCCTGCCTGTTCACAGCCCGATAGGATACTTAGGTTCCCCGCAATATTGCCCAGGGCATTGAGCAATTGGTAGCTCTGCTGCATAAAGTCGAGAGTATAGGCGCCTAATGGAAACCCTCCTGTATTGTCAAAATTGATTCTATTCATAGATGATTATATATCGCTTTGATGCTATTTTGTAAGTCTCAATAAGGGCTTTAATTTCTACTTCTCTTGTCCGTAATTCATTCGGGATATGTACGGAAAAATTCACGCCATTCACTTGTATTTCCCCCGAAGTATATAGGTACTTTTCCTCCAGATATACAGGCTGATTTTCCGAATCGGTATAAATATACACGGCGTTAAAGTGGGTCATGTCTTCTATACGGATACGCCTTAGTGTCTGGTCAAAAGTATCATTGAGTATCTTCCTTAGATAGCACTTTTGTCCGTTATGGGTTAGGGCTACCAGGTCGCTATTTCTCTTCAGTCCGAAGTCATATTGGAGCTGTTCCAAGGGGGCAATAAGTATCTGCATCCAGGCGACAAGTCGGGCTTTCCTTAAAAAAGTAGGCAGGAGTAAAATCACGAGCCTCCGCAAGTTGAGTTCAAAGATTCTCATAGGTAGGTAATGGTGCTTTTGGTGTCGTTATTGGTATCAAAATTCACGGCAAAGTAACCACTCTGGGGGATTTGGCTGATATTAATCTCCTGAAAATTACCCCAGATACTCCCCTCTATCCACTTGGTTTGGGCATTGTCGATACTCACGTCCTTAACTCCCTCCACCTCTTGAATAACATCGGTAAGGGCTTGTAGGGAAAGCTCACCGTTGAAAGGTAACTTCTTGAGATAGTCCTTAATAGCCTCTTTTACCGTTTGCTTGCCCGAATTGACGTTCATTCCATTCTCGTCCAAGATAAGTGGATTGCGGACAATACGGATAGAGAGCTTGAGCCAATCGGGCTCATTGTTCAGAATGGTAACATAGACCCCCGCATACTTGATTTCATTGATATAGCGGCTAAATGCCTCTTGCTGGTGAGCCGTCACGGGGGTGAGTGTACCTGCATTGTCGGTAGCTATCTTAATGACGATACGGCTCTCAGTCGGGGCATCGGTAACGGCACAATACTTGACTACCCGGCTCGCTTCTATCTGTTCCTCATTACGCCCCGCATTGTTGAACTTGTCGCTATCGGGCAGTAGGTCAAAGCCGTATTGAAAAGCTAAGGCCTTGCTATGGTACCACTTGGCCGTACCTGGTTTGAGCTCAGCAATTCTCCTATCTATATCCGCCCTATGTAGGTCGAATAGCTTCTCCAGGCTCCATATCGCCACCACTATGATATAGACCCACAAGCGCCATATAGCTACTTTGGAAGTGCTGTTGAGCTCATTAAGGGCGGGCTCTTGCGCCTTGGCTTGGAGAATAAGGGTTTGTATCTCTTGTATGCTTCGTGCCATAGGTTAATTTGTTAATTTGTCAATTAGCTAATTATAAAATCAAGGTTAATTGCCCATATACTGATACCTTCAAGGCGTTCAAAGACTTGCTCGTCGGCCTTGGTAAAGGCTGTGGCGGGTTGTATGTTTTTAGCCGTGTAATAGGCTAATACATCTTTGTTGGTGGTAGCCTCTACAAGGAGGGAAGCTCCCGCTACCATATCATCGGTAACGCTCTTTCCATTGAGAACAGCCAACTCAAAGATACTCTCAATACCTCCTGTATGCTGTAGGGCGAGGTCTAATAGTGACTGATTATGTAATACTGTTATCATCGTTGTCGCTGAGCTCAAAGGTTTTATAAAACTTCTTATTGATTATCTTGAGCAGTACTTTAGCAAAGCGAAAGCCTAAACAATCTAAGTTCTCCAAGAGACTCACTACGAGTTGCCAAATAATAGCTATCAGTACGACCCAATAGAGCCAATGGAAGGGGTCAAACTCAAAGCCTGCTACACTTGGAAAGTCTGCATTAGCCGATAGAGTGTGTAGGATATAGATAATTACCAAGTAAATGGCTATCTTTAGGAGCATACGCCCAAATTTCCTACTCTCATGTTTCTCGCCTCTTTCCCTTGAGGCTTGTACCCCTGTTATCCATTCAAATACCAACAATACCACAAAAGCGGTAAGGAATAAGTGGTTGAAACCAAACAAAAAATGAATGGTAGCAAAGAGAAAGGAGAGTACAAAGTCTATTTTGACAAATAAGGCTGAAAAGGTGTGGCCAAAGGATGATCGTAGAAAGTCGTGAGAGTTCTTAAATCCAAATCCTTGTAAAATGTAATTGAGTGTTGTCATCGTTGTTAGTTTATTTTCTAATTTATAATGCCTTTTCCTTCACTTGTAGTGGCACCCGTTTGGGAGGCGGCTGTACCTGCTGTGGTTACGGCTATACCTGGTTGCACTGTTACCTCACCACTGCGGACAAAGGCATCAATAAGGGAGGCTAAGCGTTCGGCATATTCCTCCATTGAGGCATCTGTTTTGCGTTGCATATCTTGTTGTAGGGCGATAATGCCTTGCTTGAGGGCTTGTTTGTTTAGTGCCATAGGTTAATTATATTGTCCATCAATTAGTAATTTGCCGCCCTCTTTTAGGGCTACATCATTAATCTGCATACCATCATACTCCAACTGTTTCTTTATTTCGATGAGTACTTCGGTATAGAGGTCATCTGCGAGCATTTGGGCTATGCCTACCCCTACTTCAGGGTGTTCTTTCCACTCTCCCTTCTCGGTAGTAAGGATAGCCTTTTGTTGTTGGTTATCAGAGTACCCCACCTCAAAATCACCTACCAATAGACGTAGGTCATTGTTGTCATCTATGAGTATACCTTTCATTAACTTGTCTGCAACTGGTTTATACTATTAATTGCTCTGAGGAGTTCCTCTTTCACCATTGCTCCAAAGTTCTCTACTCCTTCACGTACAGAGGAAACATACACCTTAGTATCGGTGCCTACATTGCCTATCTGTATATTGATATGCGTTTGTCGGGTGCCTCCTGATACTATGTTGTCTTTGGTTTTAGTGCCTTCTCCCGTGGTGGCAGTAGTTTCTCCCGTAATAGGACTTATCCCTGGCGTAGGACTGCTTTCGGTTTTCATACCCAGCTTGCCCATTAGCCCGTCTTTTACCTCCTTAAAACTCTTGAACTCTAAAGAGTCCCCTATTTTACCAAAGGCTTCTTTAGCTTTAGCCCCTGCCTCGCCCGCTTTTTTGTAGCCCTCTGTTACCGATTTAGCACGTTCTTGTAAGTCGTTTTGTATCTTGGCAATCATCGCTTGGTTCTCAGAACTATCGCCTAAACCAACCGCTTCTTTGAATTTATACCAAGCGAGCTTACAGGCATCTATACCCGCCATAAAAGCATTAACAGCTGTATTCCAATGAGCTTTATAGGTGAGTATAAAGGCTTCCCATATATACTTCATACCTTGTATGGTATGTTCCCACGCCTTACCCCAACCACTTATACCTACGATGCAATAGGCGATCATAGCTATAAGGGTGATAATACCCACTATTATCCACGTGATAGGATTAGCTAAAAAAGCGAGATTCGTCTTAATCACTGCCCAAGTAAGCCTATTTTGCCAAGCAGTAGCAATAGCTGTATAGGTGTTGTGTAGTATCAATGCAGTGGTGAATATACCTATAGCTCCTGCAATACCCCATATAACAGGATTCCCCTCTTGAAATTTCTGAATGAGCCAGCCTATACCTCCCCCTATACTCTCAAAGACCGCGGACATAAAGTCTACCAAAGGACCAAGCATAGGGCTAATGACTTCATATATTTTTAGAGCAAGCTCGGTGATAGAATCCATCATCTTGTTGAACTTACCGCTAAGGGTTTGTCCCGCCTTTTCCGCACCTTGGTAGAATAGCCCTTGTTTATCGGTTGCCCATTCAAAGGCTTGTGCGAGTTCCTGTGCTGAAATACCCCCTTTACTCATTCGTTCTTTGAGCGCAGCCATACTCTCGCCTGTACGCTCACTTATCACTTGCAAGGGGTTGAAGCCCACATTTATCATCTGCATTAAGTCCTGTCCTTGTAGCTTGCCTGCCGAGGTGGCTTGTGCAAAAGCAAGTGATAGACTTTGCATTTTCTGCGCATCGCCCATAGCAATATCACCTATGTTCTTGAGCTTGCCAAAAGCAAACTCAGAGGAAAGTCCGAAGGACATCATTGTCTTCTGTGCTTCAATAAGCCCAGCCTTATCATAGGGTGTTTTTACTCCATAATTGGAGAGTTGAGCATATAAGGCTTTAGCTTTTTCTACATCGCCACGAAGCAAAGTAGAGATATTGGCTTGTTGTAGGTCTGCCTCCATCCCCTTTTTGATACTTCCCCCTATTGCAGCTCCCGCCAATATAAGAGGGTTAGTAGCTATTCCAGGTAGGCTGTTTAGGGCTTCAGAAAACCACGTCTTTATTTTACTACCATTGAGGGTTTGCAATTTGGTAATACTACGCTCTAACTCGTTTATCTCGCTATTGTACTTGCGAATAACAGCCAAGTTTTCTACGGGCAATAAGTCTCTTTCGGCTTTGAGTAAGGCTATTTTCTGTTGCAAAGTATGTACTGAAGTCCCCATCTGAGCAAAG